TTCTTAACTTGATTATCAGCATCCATCATTTCATTCATAACAGCCAATCCTTCACGACTACCTTCACCGTAAATTTCAATTTGACCACTACCAGCATTCATTTTACTTGGGAATGTTAATCCATCTGGACCAAAACGATTCTTGATGATGTGAAATCTAGCAGTATTACTCACTTTATCATTAACTTTACGACTAACACTCATAACAAAATCAGCAGTCATAATTTTACGATAACTATCAGCAGCATGATGTGCCATGACAATTTCTTCATCGGCAGCAGATCTATTTGCCTGACTGGCACTCCAAATTGGAATTTGAAGTTCTCCAGCAATACTTCTTAATTCTTCATATATTCCACCTGCCTCACTGTAACTGTTACTGTTTCTATCACTGTGAGCGGGACGAAGAATATCAGCATAATCAACAACTATCATGTCAATTTTCGTACCCAATACAGAAATTCTTTCTGCGTGAGATTTAAGACTATGTGCTGATACGGTTTTTAGAGGAAAATATTTGATAATGAGTTTTCCAGGAATTTCTGCAATTTTCTTTTTTACAATATCAACATTGTTTCTTATGTTTTGAAAATCAATTCCAGTAAAACAACTATCATATCTTAAACCAACATAATTTTCATTCAACTCCAATGTATAATGTAAAACATTTTTTCCTTGCTTCATTGCTTCTGAACCCAACTTTGCAAGAACCCACGACTTTCCAATTCCAGCCGGAGCAACAACAATTCCCAATTCGCCTGGTCCGAGTCCACCATCCATAATTGTATCAATCTCTTTCCAATTAGTACGAGTGGTAGATCTAGCCATAATACTCATTCGTTGATCAACTTCTTCACTATATGAATGACCGACATTTCTTTCCATTCCAGCTTTTAAAGCGTCATCAACAACTGATTTAATTCGTTCGTATTGTCCAGTAGTCAATAAATCAGCACTTTCATAAATAGCATTCTTCAACTTTTGATTTTTACAAAATTCAAGAAATTGCTCTTTGACAAACTTTAAATCATTCTCATGAATTTTTTGATAAACTAATTTTAGATTATCTATGATACTTTGTTTTAAGACTTCATTTTCTACAGAATCAATTTTAATTTTAAAAACTGTAAGAGTAGGCAAGTCTTTATACTCTTGAAAATATTTTATACTCTCTTTCAATATCCATTTCTGAGATTCGCTTTCAAAAAAGTCAGGCTCAGCAATGTCTTGAATCCTTTCCATAAACGGTCTATCTGATATAATTCCAGATATACATTTAATTTGAAATTCTTTACCAAATCTAATTAGATTATCAATGATTTGTTTTTCTTCCATATATTTGTTAGTATACTCCTTCTCTGTTCAATTTACAATTTGTAAAAAGTTATAAAATAATTTTGAATTTTTATTGAAAAACTACTGAATAAAAGAATTTAATTTTCCGAAGCAGTCATTTAGCCAAATGTGATAGTTAGGGAGATTGCTCCACATTTTATCTTCTGTAATAAGTCGTGTGAATCCCATTTTATCAATTTTAGGTATAGGTTTATCTACAATTTCTTCAATACGGAGTTGAGAAAATGATTGAATTTGTGTAGTGTGTAATTGCATTAATTCATAATTTCTTTCAAGAGTCAATTTATTATCTAATACAGTTTCATAAATTTTAAATTTACTTCTCTTATTTTCACTGTAATTATAAATTTCTTGTAGAGTTACTTGTTCTTCTTCAGCAAGAAATGGAAATGCTTTAAGAACTCTTTTCAATCCCACACCATTTAATCCATCAATATTATCACTTGCGTCACCTTCCATTATTCTGTAATATATGAAGTTATTACATGTGATTCCGTATTCATCTAAAATTTCTTTACAACCGTAAATTTTCTTTTTCACAGGACTCCATATTTTAACAGTATCACTTGCCAATTGTAAAAAATCTTTGTCAGTTGACATTATTGTTACATTACTATCTTTGAACTTTTCAGTAGCAAGATAAGCAATTGTATCATCTGCTTCAATTTGATCAATTGACATTACTGTAACAGGTAATACATCCAAGTAATTAATCGTACGAATTAATTCTTTTTTGAAATTAACATCTTCAAGGCTTGTGCTGGATAAATCTTGATATGTTCTATTTAATCTTAAATTTGTTTTTCTTCCGTTTTTGTAAGCGGGATATATCTTTCTTCTTTTTTGAGAACCGCCTTTTCCATCAAATACAATAATAACTCTGGTAGGTTGAAGTAACTTTATAGCATATCCAACACTTTTCAAAAATCCAGCAATTCCACCAATGTGTAATCCATCATCATTCAATGACGGAATTGCCATGAAGCTTCTTATGTAAGTGTTAAGTTAGAGGCCGTCAACGAGCAGGACATCGCTATTAGTACTTTTGCTTAGTCCTGCCGTGACGGCATCTCCTTCTATATTTTGGAAAATAGAAAAAAGTCTCTTTTTTTGATTTTTATCAAACGAGCTCATTATTCAGCATTTCCAACTTCTTCTTCTTCGGTATCAACAACAGCATCCTCAACAATTTTACTATTGGGATTTTTGTATTTCATAATAATCTTATCGCAAATTTTCAAATAAATTTCTTCTTTTAGATTTGCGTCTTTATCCATCGTACTTACAAAGTCTTTGGATTGAAACTTCCATTCTTCTCCATCATCTTTTTTATAAGTGTAATAGGCACCACCTTGTTTTACAAGATTATTTTCCTTCATTACTTTGATCCAACTGCTGTAATCGGCAATTCCACTATCATAGTAAATTTCAAAGTTAGCTTGTCTTTGAGGCGGACCCATTCTGTTTTTTACAACCACCGCTTTACATTCGTTACCAATAATATCAGTTCCCTTTTTAAGTTTACCAGTATTATTCAAACGAACTCGAACACTACAATGATAAGCAAGTGATTTACCTCCGCTTACAACATACTTATCTCCAAATGCCATAGCATTAAGATTTTGTCGTAATTGATTGGTAAACACAGTCAACACTTTTTGTTTACCGATCATGTTAGTAATCTTTCTCATTGCCTTTGAAATAATGATAGATTTACCTGTTGAAAATCCATCTTTTCCATGATCACTCTCCAATTCAACTTTGGTACTAGCAGCAGCAACACTATCAACAATTATAGTTAAGATTCTATCTTTGTTACTCTTACGAACAACAGCAACCATTTGTTCCATTTTTTCAAAGATGTCTTCTACAGTCTCACACTGAACATACAAAAGTTTTGATAAATCTACACCAAGACTTTGCCAAAACTCAGGAGCAGCTGCGTTCTCTGTATCAATTACTACTGCGATACCACCTTTCTTTTGGGTGTTTGCCACAACATGTGCTGAAACCAAACTCTTGCCGGTTCCTTCCAATCCATTGAACTCAATCATCTTACCCACCGGCAATCCTCCATGTGGACGATTACTGATAGCCAAATCTAGAATTGAAGAACCTGTGCTGATCCAATCACTAATCTCAGCGGGATTTTCTTGCTCATCTAAGAAATAAGCAATCTTACCACCGTCTTTGTTAGCTTTGTTTAATTCGTTGGCCAACAATTCAACCAACTCGTCTCTATTATTTGTTTCTTTTGTAACACTATTTGATTTTTTTGGCATATAACAACTATAAGTAGAAAGCTGCTGGAGTATAAAAACCCCAGCAGCTTTATTTTATTTTACGAATTAAACAAATCAGCGAACTGCTTTTCAACATCATCGTCAGAAGACGACTTTGCCTTAGCTTTTTGAGCTGATGGGGATACGGGTGGGGATACCGGAGTTTCTTCTTCCGTATCAGTACTCGCAACTGTAGGTTGAATGTCCTCCTCTTCAGTTTCTTCAGGATTCAACCACTTGTTCATAATTTCCGTAAGTTCATCATAAGACAACTCAGGAAACAACTCAAGAATGTCCACTTGATTCTTTAACATCTCAAGCATACGAGGATTACTCGCGTCAACTGCATTACTTACATTAGGTTTAACGCGAATATTAGTTTCTGGATAACTCTTACCAGCATCTTCAGCGGTCTTGAATTCAACTACAATATCTCGGCCTCCAGCCAAGTCAGTAATATCACCAAAATCAGGATCACTGATGATTGACAAAAGTTCTTGATACACTTGCTTACCAAATCCCCAGAACTTAACTCCCTCACTTTCCTCACCGCGAACAACAACGGGTGCAAATGTACGCATCTTAGGTTCCATGTTTCTACCCATCTTCCAATCATCCTTGGAACCAGTTTTCTTCAAACGATTGGAAAACTCAACAATCGGATCTGGACGACCAAAACTATCGGGACTCAAATAAGTCTTTCCATTAATATTGTAATGAAACTTAAGTTCAATAAATGGATTTTCCGGATCAAACTTATAGGGAACAATACGAACAATTTGCTTTCCGGGCTTTGGTTTCCAAATCAAGTTAGATTTTTGATTTGTGTTTGAAAGAGAGTTCAAACGACTCTTTAGTTTACTAATGTCAATAGCCATAATTTTTAATTTATTAATTATTAATTGTTTAATTTTTAAGTGTTAATTACTTTCTTAAATCACTCAATTTAAGATTGTATAACTAACTTGATAACACTATACCATTGAAAGTATAGCACAGTCAAGTACTACAAATATATATTAAATATTTACGATGGAAAATAATTTTAATGGAATAACTTTTACCCCTACTTCATTTGTCAAAATTATAGTATTTTGATACAATTCCCAATTCAATTGATAAGTTTTATCAAACACTCCATTATTTTCGTCTTCAATCAATTTATTCATCGCATTTAATGTATAAAGTGTGTTTGTTTGCTTTTTTCGATGTATACTTATAGTTCCTTTAGCTTTTGTATAGTTTTCACCCTTTTGAACATTAAAAGTTAAATATACATCCTTTATATTGTTTTCATTGACGAATACAAATACTTTTTTATCAAGTATGTCGTATTTTGAAGACAATTCCCTTATTGCGTCATTGTAATTCAGATTATTTGTGAATGTACAAAGTAATTGTTTTTTTAAAATCATAATTTAATAGAAGTACCTGGTATTTTTCCATAAGGCATGATTAATATTCTGCATCCTAAAAATATATTAATATTATTTCTTTCGGTACTTACAAAGTTTTCTACTTCGGTATATCTACCGTTTACCACTGGTCTGTAAATTAATATAGGATCATCTGAATCTTTTGGAGATGGTAAATTTGGATTAAAAAGTATATGACCTTTAGAATCGGTTTTCATTTTTATACCCAACGTTTCTTCTTCTCCGTAAAATCCAACAGATAATTTTTCTCCAGTCTGAATTAAACATTGAACATTTTCTGGTCCGTATTCAGTAGATCCAAATTTAAAATTCAAGCCATAAATTGACATTCCAGCGATTTGTTTTGCTTCTAAAGATCCATCTAAAAGATCCATCCAAACATTATATCCACTTGGACAAAAATAAATGGTTTTATTCAAGTTTACATTTGCTTGGTTTAAAAATATTTTATCAAGTGTAGCGGAATTACTTTTTAATAAAAGTTCTCTGGTGGAATTAATATTTAAAATATCCGTTTTTTCTTCATCCACTTTTCCGTCACTTACACTTTTTATAACTAATTTTTTCTCACCATTGCCTTTTTCAGTTGTAGATATATATTGATCTTTAGGAATAATAATTTTATCATCAACAATGGATTTCATTGAGTTTACAAAACTATTAATAATCTCCTTCCATTTTTCATCGTCTTTTAGTTGACGATTCAAAGTTTTAATACTACCATATTGTTGAAATGGAACAGAAGATAAAGATACTCCGCTTTCATCCCAATAATCTCCATGTTTATATGATATCCAGAAATTATCAATTTGATTAGCATTTAGTGCTAAATCTGCTTTTCCCGATCCAGCTAATTTATTTGCACCATTCACATTCACTTCACAATCTCTAAATTGACCGGAATCATCGGCGATGTATAAATGCAATGGAATTTTTATTTCATTTTCAACAAACCATTCGTTTATATTATCAACCTGCATTTTTTCATAACCAAGTCCTCTTGCTTGTCTAGATACCAAACTAATTCTATCACTATATGTTTTATAAAACTTGTATACAACTAAAATTCTATAAAAGTTTTTGTCTCCTATTTTCTTTGAGTCTCCCCATTCTACTATTCTAACATTATATTTCGTTCTTAACTTTTTAACACTTCCAGCATATGTTATAGTTAACGTTTTTTCTTCACTTTTCTTCTCAGTTTTATTCTTATTTTTCGTTTCTTTCGTTTCTTCTTTTCTAAGAATATTTTCAAGACCAGATATATTAACTGGAGTGAACAAATATTTATTGTTTGGACCAGGAGATAATGTAACGGTGGATAAATTGACATCATCAATATATTTTTGAAT